AACGACCGGCGGCATCCTGCGCGGCTTCGTTCTGTTTGTGGGCCGTAGTCTCCCAGCCGAACTTTGTGTTCTCTTGCTGCGCTTTCTGATCGGCGAGGCGCATCTCCTGCGCCGCCTTCTGCTGCGCGACATCGGCAGCGCGTATTTGAGCGGCAAGGGCCTGCGCACGCGCCTGCGCCTCAATGCCACCGCCGTTTGTCAGTCCTGAGAGCGCCGATGCGTTTGAGTTCGCGTAGGGGTCGTTAATTTCCTGCAGGATCGGCATTAGAAAAATCCTCCCCCTGAACCAGCAGCTTCGCCCATGCCCTTCATGCCGGAGCCAAAGAGACCAGCAAGGCCCATCGCCGGGCTTTGCTTGTATTGATACTGAGACGCGGGGATTTGCATCTCGGCGTTGTAGACGTTCATATCGCCGCGCCTAAAGTTGTTGAAAAGATCGATCGTCTGTCCTGATTTCTGCAGGATCAGCGGATTGACTGTGCCGAGGCCGCCATACGATCCGCCGTAAGCGGAGAGATCAGCGAGCGCGTTGATTTGACCACGCGCGCCGCGCGCTGCGATGTTCAGCTTGCGCGCAAGGTCACTCCTGAAGAGATCGGTGCCGCCCTTCGATCCTTGAATGCTTGGATCAAACGAGAAGCCGCCCTCCTTGGAGGCGGGAGCCACAACTGTCTTGTCGGATGTCGGCGCGTCGGTGTAGGTCGCGATGCCCTTGCCGCCGGGGCCTGTGTCGATCGCATGCGTCTGCGCGCTGGAGTTGCCGAGGGACGCCGGGTAGGGCACATTCGTGATCGGCTGGCTGTCGCCGTTGAGATAAGACGCGAGGCGCGCACTCTCTTGAGACTGTCGCGCGATCTGCGTCGATGCGCTCATGTCATCGAGTGCGGCAGACCATGCGCCCTCTGCCTGACCACGAAACGCATTCTGCGTCTGCATATGCTGGTTCATCAGCATAAGCTTCATCATCGCGTGGTCTTTGTTAGCCTTGTCCTGCTGCTGGGCGGCCTTCTGCCGGCCCATAGCGTCCATCACCTTTGTGCCGGCGCCGACGCCAGTGGAGAGGAGAGAACCCGGATCACACATTCATCTAATCCTTAACCGATCATCCGACCGGCATTCTGTGAAGACGCGCCGCCCTTCATGCCGCCAAAGCCAGCACTCTTGTAGGCCTGTCCCGTATTGTAGCCCTGCATGTAATTGCCGGCGCCGATGATGCCGACATTGAACATCTGGCCGAGAGGAGACAGCGACGGCTGATCCTGACCGATGCCCTTTGCAGCCGTGAGAGCGCTGCTTGCTGCGAGGTCTGGATCACTCGTTGAATTTAGCTGACTGATCAGTCCGGCCTTTTCAGACGCAACGCGCGAGCGAAGGTTTGACGCAGCTTGGTCGCCTTGCTGCAGCACGCTTGCACGGTTGAGCGCATTCTGTCTCGCGAGGTCAGCAGTGTTAGTCGCAGCCATAGAGGAATTAAGCGTCCCAGCCCGCGCCAACCGATACGAGAGTTCATTCTGCGCGTCCTTATATTGCTTCTCTTCCTGCGGCATGTTGTATTCGTTATTCGCCGTCGCAAAGTTGCGGAAATAATCATCATCGAAGCCCTTGAAGGCTCCATCGATGCGGCTCATTCCCTGCTTAATGCGCGACTGCCGATCGGCCTCTTGCTGCTGCGCAACGAAGGCGTTGATGATGCCCATCGACTGATCGGTTGAGTTCGTCTGCGAGGATTTACCGCCGATAGGAGCCTCCGGCCATTTTTAGGTCTTGGCGAACCATCAGAAGGCCCTCGTCATAATAGCGCCGGCGTGCTTGAAGCCGGCCTTGGCGAATAGGTTCTGCAAGGATTTTGTTTCCTTCATGCCTGAAGAGATCGGCGCGGAGATGGCGCACGCGCCTTCATTCTTGGCTATGTCCAGCATGAAGCTGACAAGCATCCGGCCAATCGGGGAGCGCCGATATTCGGGGCGCACATAGATCGTGTGGAGAACTGCGATCGGCTCCTCGCAGAAACTGTCGTCCATCGACCAAGAGATCACGCCGGCGATCTTGCCATCCACGCGAGCGATGACGTGCGGGAAAGCGCCCGTCGAGATGACGCGCTTCAACCACGCGGCTGCTTTGTTCGGTGAGTAGGTGATGCCGTTGCCGGCGTAGTCGCTCTCGGCGAAAAAGTCTTTGAACAAGTATGTCAGCGCGACAACGTCATGCGTCGTCGCGAGATCATAATCGCAAAGCGGCAGTTTCTTCTTTACGGGAGCGTCAAGTGTTTGGTTCATCGAGCACCCATGCATAAAGCAGCATGTCTTGGTGCGAGGAGCCAAACCCCCTGAGAACGGCCTCTTGATTAAAACCAAGAGAGGTGAGCCACCGCTGGGAGGCTCGATTTTCGGGATGCACAATGCACTGCGCGCGATGCAGTCCCGAAGCAATTAACGCCGGGACCATATACGCTTTTGCGTAGTCTGTCATCTCCCGAATGGCAGACTTATAGTCATTCGTGCCGAAGCCCCAAACAGTCGCCACGCCAGCATGTGCGGGCTTCGCGCCAAGCGCCATGACGGGCTGGCCGATACTCCCGGCGGCCCATTTCCACGGGGACGCATGGGCGTCGATCGCGATGCTCGCCGGCGACATATCCTCACGCGTCTCGGCGAGTTCCTGCTGGTCACGCTCGCGCAGATTGTGCGCGAGGTAGTAGAGGTCGAGGAGGGTCGCCGGGGCGATCATTTACGCCTCATCATCAGCGACCCTGAAATGGATCGCAGCGTTGCAGAGCGTCGCCGGGCCGGGGGCCTCATGGTAGAAGCGCATCGAGACGTGCGAGGCGTAGCCCTGCATCCCAAAGCGGCCCTTATTCCATGTCGGGCTGGTCATCGTGCCGAGGAATTCCTCTGCCTCCGGCAGGTCGTAGTTGTAGGAGACTGAAGCCTGCCACGCACCCTCGACCGTAGCATCCAGAGCCTCAAACATTTTGTTGTGGCCGGGCTTGCCGCCGTCGAGATACGGGAAGCGCACCTCAACCGGGCAGGCGTCATACTCCTCGCCCGTCTTGCCGCCGAAGGCGTAGAGGTCGTCGCCCGAGCGCACAAAGATATGATCGCCGGCAGAGACGATGTAGTCGATCGTGAAGGGCACCGTGTAGAGGCTCCACGCCGTGATCGCCGGGCCGGGGAAATAAGACAGCACCAAAATCTCGTTCGGGAAGACTGCCCAAAAGCGCCCCACGATCGGCTCAATGATCGCCTTGCAGTTCTTGAGGTAGAGGAGACCCTTTTCCCTCGCGATCTGCAGGATTATGCGATCGACCGGCGATCCGATGTCGGTGACGGCGGCGCTGTTAGATGCGTCGCGGGCCTTCATCGAGCGAAGGCCTGAACTGTTCAGATAGAGCACGTCGCCGGAGCCATACTGCTGCACGCTCTTTGGCGCCCGCGTCCCATTGTTGCGCAGCACCTGCGCCAGCGCGTTCTGATCGGGGTCGGGGTCCATCGACCAAAGCTGCGATGTCTGCTCACTCAGGACGGCGAGTTTGTCGAAATAGATTTCTAGGCCCTGCAGGCCCATACCGCCGCTCTCCTGCAGCGCCACATCCATGAAGCCGCAACCATTGCGCTGATCGCTCTCTTCAATCCACGCCAAGTCTTCAGCGCTGGGGTCGCTCGCGACCCAATTACCCATGCCCGCGTCATCGACCGTCCATGTGTAGCATTTCTTTTTCGCTGGCAGGATGATGTATTCGTTCTGCACGCCTTGGATCGGCAGCACCGAGACAACTGTCGCACCGCTTGGCGGCACGTCTGAAATCTCTTCCCACAGCTTCGGGTATTTGATCGCGGAGAAGGCTACATGCCGCCCCCAGATTGAATACATTTTCGTCTGATATGATTTGACGAAATAACCCTTGCCGGAGCCTTCCGTCTTCTCGTATGTGCGCGTCGTGGTGTCAGGGTCAGATGTATCGTAAAAGTGCGGGTTATAGTCGATCGGGCCAACCGTCCAGACAGTCCAAGCCGTGCCGCTCCATATGTATGTCTTGCCGTCAGTGGTGTTGAGGAAGACTTGCTTCTCGATAGGCGGGGATGCAGGGAGGACCGCAACCGTAGCGGTCGGCGTCCACGTCACCCACGCACCATTCGTCAGCTTGAAGCGCGTGTTCGAAGATGTGTTGAGATAGATGTCACCCTCCTTCGCGATCGGCGGCAGTTCATCGCCAGTAGCGTTCGGGGTGAATAGAGACCAAGTGCCGGCAGTTATGATGATGTAAGTCAGGCCGTTGCCTGTGTTGTAGTAAGTGTCTCCGACTTTATACTGCGCGGCGTTTGGCGGCGTATCTGTCGAGACCTTCGGAGTTATCGTGGCCCATAAACCGCCAGTGAACTTGTAGTTTCGGTTCGATAGATTTTGATGAAACGTGCGGCCTTCGACCGCACCCGGCTCGTAGGGCAGGGTGAAATTCACAGCCCAATTCTGCCACGCCTTGCCGGACCAGCGATGATAGCTGTTATCAGTCGATAGCTGATAGATCGCGCCTGTCGCGACCCCTGCGGGGTTTGTAGCGCCTGACGATGCTGGAGCCGGAGGCGATGGCGTCTTGTCGTAGAATGTCACATAGATCGAGCCGTCGAACACGTCATAGTCCATCATGCGTGCAGTGGGCGACGCATACGGCAGCTTGTGAAATTCCAGCGATGCCCCGGTCATGCCGAGATTAGGCGCCGTCATATCGGTGTTGAGCGAGAACGCGACGACCTTGTTGCCGACAGCCGCGAGGCCCTTCGTGCCTGCAAGGCTCGCCACCTTCACGAATGCGCGGCGCTTTTCAATCTCACCGCCCGGCGTGACCGCCGCATTGGTGAGACGGGTGAGCGCGCCGGCTGGTGTGGTCAGAGGGCTTTTGCGGGCGTCAAGGCCGTTCTTGTAGTTATCGATCGCAAGATACGGCATGAGATCACGATCCCCCCATCGGGATATAATCGAGGCCGGGGCGCAGGCCGTGATTGTATTGATCGCTGCGCTGTGCGCCGAAGGTCGTAACGCGCATCTTGGCGCTTGTCTGATTGCCCAGCAGGCGCTTCAGGTGGCGCTGCGCCTTGTCGCCCTTCGCCTGCGCGTCTGCAGCCTTGGCGCGGATCAGCAACTCTTCAGCGGCGAATAGTGTGATGGCCGTCGCGTCGATCGTGCAGTAGTCGTCGGTGTCCGTCATGTCCTTGAGGGGCTTCATGCCCTTCAGGCGCATGTAGCCGGGATTGACAGGCTCCGGCCAAATGCGAATTCGCGGCGGCTCATGCGCCGTCGTTTCCCAGAATTCGATCGTCGTGCCCTTCTGCGCGGCGATGCCTTCCGGCAGGATCGCGTCTTCAGGGATGCCGTATTGAACGGGAAGCCATGTGTGAGATTTCGGCTGCGCGTAATAGACGGCGCGTATCTGCTCGAATTGGAGCTCGGCGGGGTAGGCGTATTCAGTCTGCCCTGCGACGATCTGTAGGTCGGCCCTGATCTGCAGTTGCGGCCACTGAAAGGCGACCCACAACTCCTCCTGCGTGCGGCGCAGAATGTGCTTCAGGGTCTCAACGGCATTGAGACCCTGAGAGGCGGTGAGCGCATGCCCGGCTTCGGCGCGGACATCTGTGACTAATTCACCAAGCGTTTTCACCGCCATCTCAGTTTCCTTTTACTTGAAAGCCCGCACGGGCTTTTCAGCGGCAGCGGCAGGAGCCGGCGCCGGGGGCTTCATCTCGTAGGGATCGTCGGCGGCGAGCGGGTTCTTCCAACCGACAGGCGCTTCAGCGAGACGTGCGCCAGTGGCCTCCAGTTCCATCTGCGGATTGCGACCGGGGAAAACCTCTTCCAGCACGTCACTGCCGTAGACGCGCTGCAGGCGCTCTTTCTCTGCCTTGGCGGTCTGCTCAACACTGGCGAAGGGCTTAACGTCGATCACGCTGTCGTCGCCGTGAAGGAAACGCAGCACCTCAACCTCTGGGAGCGAAATCGGATTGAATGGCGTGCGCGCAACCGTGTTGCGCAAATCACCCATCAAGCGAACCGTTGCTGAACAAAAATGCATTGTGATTTCCTTACACTCTGATTGCACTCTCTGAGGCGAGGCTCGCGGAGACCGCGAGCCTCTATCCTCGCGCCGCCGGAGTGCAGACGGCGGCGCAAAGATATTCTGTTATTCGATGTCCATGACGATCGAGGAGTTAAGCTGCGAAGCAACCAACTGACCCGTCGAGGTGATCGACTTGAAGACGATGAACTGATCCGCCGGGCGCGTCGGATTGTGGTCCTTGCGCCATTCACCCTGCATAGCCATCAGGAAGATTTTCGACGTGTCGAGCCAGTAGCAGCGCTTCGACATATTCATGTCGTCGAGCGTCGGATCATACACAAAAGTGGTGTTTAGATATTTTGTTGCCCCGATTGACACATCATCAGAGCCGGTAACACCAGTCGTGCTATACAGAGCATTGGCGCGACGCTCGCGCTCCATCGCGTCGAGGAAGTCAGAACCGCACACAGCAAAGTTCGGCTTTCCACCGTAACGAATTAGCTGGCGATATTCCCAGCTAAGAGCCTGCAGGATGCTTCCGCCATCAGCCACATTGAATTTCAAAGGACCGAGACCACCAGCAGCAGCGCTGGCGGCAGTGCGGGCGCGGTTACGCCAGAACGCAGTCGTCGCGCGATCAATGCCGCCGGTCGTGCCGACCGCAGGATTGTCGAGGATGATTGACTGCAGGCCAGCGAAGCCCTTCGGATCGGCAGTGCCATCCGAATACAGCATCGTGTTCATGCTGCGCGCATACTGTTCAGCGAGGCTTTCCAGCTTCGTCTGGATCAGATTAACGAGCACCGTCAGTTCACGCTGCGAATGATTAGACATCGCATCACGATCATCAGTGATCGAGATGCCATCTATTTTCGCCTCGGTGTGGGAAAACGACAGACCAATATGTGTTTCGCGCCAAGGATACGCAGCGCGCTTCATGTTGGCCGGGGTCATGAATTTTACGACATCAAGATGATGGTAGCCCTTCAGAACATCGTTGCCGCTGCCATCGCCATACTCGCCGAGAATTGCCAGCGAGATGTCAGATTTTCCGCCGGGAAATTCTTTCTTGCCGCGTTCCATCTTATCGAGAAACGGACGCGCCTGAAGCGTCTGCGGAAAGTAGTCGCCACGATTAAAGAAGAAATCGAGCGATGAGTTGAAGATGTTAGTGATTTCACCTGCTGTAAACGCCATTGTCTTATTCCTGCAATTCCGAGGACGTTAAATCCTCAGACTAACCAGCGCGAGAGCCATGCAGGCCCGCGACGACCGCCTCCATGAGTGATTTCGGAGCGGTGCGTGTTGCTGGTGTTTGGGATAGGGATGCGCTTGGCGTGCGCGCAGTTGCTTTCGGTGCAGGAGCCATCTTTTTAAGTTGAGCGTTCACGTTACTGTAGGCCGTCCTCACAACCGTGAGTGCTTCCTCAATAGACTTTACTTGCCCACCAAATTGCTCTTGCAGGATCGCTGCTGCTTCACGCTGCACAAACCCGGCTTTTTTGCCTTTGTAGTCAGGATCGCTCGCAGCAAGCTGGTTCTCAAAATCAGACACTGCCCTAGCAACATTGCCCTGAACCTCTTGCGTGACATATCTCTGACCGAGATCGTTCATGCGCTGGTTCTCGACCGCTGCTCTCTGCTGGTCGAAACGGGTTTTGGCGAATTCCCGCGCCACGTTCTCAGTCATCTGCCCCTGCGCAACCAGCGATTGCAGGTCGTCAGGCAGCACAACGCCGAGATACTCTTGCGCGTGTCGCACATAGGGAGAGACCATTTCGTAGAAGGCGCGCATATCGCCCCTACGCAACGTCGCTGCTATGTGCAGTGCATTGACCACATCGTCGCCCGAAAGATCGTGCGTCTTTGTGAAATTCTCCAGTTGCGAGCCTATCTCGGCAGGCGCCCGAAGCTGTGCAACCTCGTTGCGCAGTTCAGTCCTGTCCTTCAATAGGCGTCGAATTCGCTTGCCGGCTTTCGGGGACACGTCGTCCTTATCAGCAGCGATCTCTTCGTCAGTCTCTTCTTTTGTCTCTTCCGGCTCTGCTGCCTTACCTGTCTCTTCAGCGTCTTCGGAGGCGGGAGGCTCCTCCTTGCCCTCTGTCGCGTCTTCGCCATCCACGCTCGTCGTTTTCACGACCTCTTGGATTGCGTCGAACAGCGTCTCTTTGGGCTGCTCCCCTTTGCTATCACCCGAATTGTCGGGCGAGACCGTAGCCTCTGTCGTCGGAGCAACGCTCTCGATCGGCGGGCTGTCGTTCTGGAAATCTTCGTCGCTCTGCACTCTGCGCTCCTTTTGTGTGCCTGCGGATCGTTAAATCCGCAGGCATGGGGGTAAATAACAGAAAAAAGATGTAGATTAAACCCTCAATGTAAGGGCTGACCTTGCGGCGGCGCTCCAGTGTTCGCGCCGGGGGCGCTAGACTGCGGCGTCGGCGGCTTCTCTGCGTTCGCGCCACCCTGTGCGCCCTGCGCCGGAGAAGCGCCGCCACCGGGCGGCAGAGGCTTCGCGGCGTTCTGCATCATTATCGACGGAGCGCCCTCGGAAAGGGCTTCGTTGATGTCCAGCTTGTCGTCCAATCTCTTGATCGCTTCCTGCGCCAAGAACATCGGCGTGATGCCCGGTATCTGCATGAGGATCGGACCCAGCTTCTCAAAGTTCGACACGGCGAGAGCCTGATCCGGCACGCCAGAACTGCCGGCCTCGATTTCGAGGTAGACGTTCTTCGCTACATCGGCCTTCGTAAGCTGCGGCCACACGGCGCCGGGGCCGACAATGTCCTTCACCGTCTCTTCAGAGACGTTCAGGATGAGGATTTCACCTGCGGCGCGAGCAAGCTGCGTCAGGGTCTCGTCGAGATCATCAGCGGCGCTGCCAAGGGCGTCTGAGCGCGACTGCTGCGCAACCTGCGTCTCAGTGGCCGTGCTGTTGCTGTTGCCGCCGAGGTTCGCCTCCTGATCGCCAACCGCGCGCATCATGTCTTGGAAGATCGGATTGACCTCATAGAGCGCGTTGTCGAAGGGATTGCCCTTGATTGGCTGCACAACCGTGTCGATGCTCTGCCCCTGCGCGAGGCCGGAGATCGAGATCAGCGCATTCACGGGATGATTGCGCAGGCTGTCCAAATCCTCCGCAGACAGCATGCCCTCGGCATACGCCAGCTTCGGGCGGTTCGCGAAGCGATGCTCGCGCATGCCCTGCCGTGTTCTGTTCAACTCCAACTGCATGGGCTTCAGGAGTTGAATATCCGATGGCGGGAAAACCTGTCCGTCCGTCTCGTTGAACATGACGGCGAACCAAGGATAGAAGCGCTCAATCCAAGCGTCGGGCGCCGCCGGCTCCTGCAGGAAATCGATGTAGCCGTCGCAGATGACATAAACCATGCCGTCGCGCTTGTTGTAGACCTCCCACACAAGGGCCGTGTCGCTGTCGCCCTTTGAGATGTTCGCCGTGTCGCCGCCCTGCTGCCAAGACGCGCGTGCGCTCTCGTAAGCGGTGCCGACATCGGTGCGCGAATAGGCCGTGTAGTTCGTGCCCACGTCCACGCCATAGGTCTCTTTAATCTCGTTGACCGAGAGGAGATACTCTTCGGCAACCCAATCGCAGCCCAGAAAATCGCGTAGCTGCACGCAGCGCGGGTCGGGGATGATCGCCGTGCTCTTGGGGTAGGAAAGCTGCAGGCCTTCGCGCAGAACGATCTCCTGCTCGCGCATAAGATCAGCCATCGCCAGACGAAGCTGTTCGGCCTCTGCGCTATCTTCCTGCGTTTCGCCATCCGCTATATCCGCAGAAATGCGTTCGACAATCGACAGGCGCTGCTCAAGATCGGCGAGGTGCGTGTCGTAGTCGGGAGATTTGCCCATGACGCGCTGGAAGCCAATCTTGATCCAGCCAACGCCGGCAGTTGCCGCGCGACGCAGCACTAACTTCATCATCGACTTGAAGGGCTGCTGCTGGCTGTCGATCTCATATTCGTAAAGAAGCTGCAGCGTCTCTGCGATTTTCTTTTCCTGATCGAGTTGCTGCTTCGCCTGCTGCGCGTCCTGAATAAGCGTCTGCGCCTGCTGCACGGCGACCGGATCAACGGGTGGGGGAGGCGGGGCCGGCATACCCGTGGCCGGGTCGATCTGCGGCGGCATCATCGCCTGCTGCTGCGACATCATCGCATTTTGGATGAGAGCCTGCGCGGCCTGCAGTGACTGCATGTTGCCGTCCCAGACGGTCGTCAGCAGTCGCTTACGTCGGCGCGCAATCGCCTTCGGATTTTTCGCATAAAGAGAGGCCACCTTCTGCTGCACATGGCGCAGCGTGATGTTCGCAACGTAGCGATCCTCTTCGGCGTCGTTAAAGTAGGACGCTTTCGTCTCACTCGGCCACTGCTTACCAGCACAGAAGCGCTGATCCTTCTCCATCTGGCGGAAGACTTTATCCCAATGCGTCTTGGCCTCGCGCACCATGCTGGACATGGCGGTGACAAGGGCCTTGCGCGACTGAGAGGGATCGGGCGTCTCGCGATCCATCACCTTCTCAGGAGTTTCTTCGGACGGGATCGGACCCTCATCCATGAGTTCGCCGTCAACCATCACCAACCCCCATTCTTAACTTGCCGCTGCATTTCAGCGCGGCGCGATTGTTCTTTGATCCAACCAAATGTGCCGCGCGCCGGCGTCTTCTTTGTCGGACGCGCCATCGTCGGGCGCACCTGCTTCGCAAGGCCCATGCCGATAAGAGCGATCGCGTCGCAGAAATCGTCGTGCCCGCCATACGGGAATTGCAGCATCTCGTTGTAGGCTTCCATATACCAAGGCGCATAGGTGGGGATGTAGACCTTCCCCATCGCCATGCGAGCCGCGATAGATTGTGCGCGCGTCATCTTGTCGTTGATCGGCACAATCTCTTCCATCATCGCGTAGATGCCTTCCTCATGCTGCCTTTTGCGGAGGAACGGCCCGATCGACTTGGAGATGTGACCTCGCTCGGCCCACCATGCGAGGGGCTTATATCGCTGCATGAGACCAAGCATCTTCTCGACAACCACGTCTGACGGCCATCGCCCCCATTCGACATCGTCCATGATCCAGATGTTGTCGTCGGCGTCGATGCCAATGGGCAGGAGACAGGTTTTGTCTCGCTCCTGCTTGGTAGATACGGCGTGATCAGAGGCGACATAAAAACGCAACTGATCGCGGGGAGGGCGATCAGTAGGCTTAGAATAGCCACGGATTTTTTCGGCAGGGAAAAAGTTGCCGCTGTCGGGGGTGGGGCTACCTTGATAAAGGGCTTGGAAACCTCTGGGGTCTGCTTCTCGCAGTTCGTAGAGGTAGGATGATGGGAAGCGTTCAGGCCAGAGAGCTTCGCCTTCTTTGCGGCCAAGAACGTCTTTATCTTTTGCAAGTGCGGGTAGGTCAATGATCTTCCATTTCTTTGCTTCGCTCGCTGAATAGCTTGCGTTCATGGGGTCAGTAATTCTTCCGACTAAGTCATCGCCGTGCCAGCGAGTTTGAATAATAACGATCCAGCCGACACTCGACAGCAGTCGCGTTTTCAAGACTTGGTTATACCAATTCCAGAGTTTCTCTCGCGTCGTCGGGCTGTCGGCCTCCACGCGGTCTTTGATTGGGTCATCGATGATAAGGCCGTGGCCGCCGCGACCTGTAAGAGAGCCGCCGCGTCCAACAAAAAAGAGTTTGCCCTTCTGTTCCAGTTCAAGGCGATCCACAGACGCCGCACCCGATAGGACAGAAACCTCTGGGAAGATTTGCTGATAGATCGGGTCTTGAATAATCGCGCGAACATCTCGTCCGAAATCCCATGAGAATTTCTCATTGTAGGTCGCCTCGATGATCGAGTTGGCCGGATTGCGGCCCATATACCAAGCTGGAAAGAGCCGGGACGTGAGTTGAGACTTGCCATGACGCGGGCCGAGGTTAATGATGAGGCGCTTGATGTTGCCCTTCTCAACTTCCTGCAGCGCGTGCGCGATGACCCTGTGATGCTTCGCAACCTCGTATTCAGATTGATCTGGGTCTTCGTGTGCGTCCTGCTTTGGCATCATAAGACGCGCGAATTGAAGCAAGTCATCGCGAGCGAGAAGCGTCGCACGCCTCCGCTTTAACGCCAGCAAATATCTCTTTTCGTCCTCGGTCATCTTGCACTCAATAACCAGATTGCAAAAAAGGTCAGCGCCATTGCCGTTGTGACAAAAAGTAATGCGCCGGCGAGGACGCTGACCACAAACATCATGCGAACAACCGCCCAAGAGCGATGTCGCGCACCATGCCAGCATTCATGCCCGTCATGTCGGCGATCTCATAGATCGAGACGCCCTTCGCATAGCTGTCGCGGATCGCCTTAACGTCACCCCACGTCACCTTGCTCTCTGCCAGAACACGATCCTTCAGATTGCGCACAATCGGCGCATCAGAATTCAAAGAGTTTTTGAGGCTTAGTTTCTTCTGCGTCGCCACCGGCGATCTCCTTCGTTTCTGCGAGTTGACGTGTGATCCAAGGAAGCTGGGGCTGTATGATCGGCCCCTTCTTCAGTTCTTCGAGTTTCAGGATGTTGGCCTGCTCGATGTCCTTGACCTGTGGGCCAAGTATCTCTTTCAAGGCGTCGATGACCTCCTGCTCGGTGAGGTCGGCAAAGTTCGACACAACGTCAGCATTCACCTCTGTGATGCCTGATGACGCCGCGCAGCAAGCCTGCTCATTCCAGCCGAGTTCGCCGTCAGTCGTCTGCACGCGCCACCACACGCGCAGGACAGAGGTGATGTTGCGCTTCGCGTCGGCGACGCACTCCATGCCCTCGATGATCCACAAATGCTCAATCATCATCAGGCTCCTAGTTCTGCGCCATGTTCTGCGTTAGCTGGATACGATCGAAATCGAAGGTGATGCCCGATCGACCGTTGCTGCACGGGTCATACCCGGCAGGGCCAGCGTTGAAGAGAGTGAAGCGCCCCGTGTCGGACAGCGGCAACCAACCAAAGCCGACATCACGCACGCCGCCATAGACGCTTGTGTTGTAGACTTGCTGGATCACCTGCGGGCCAAAGATCAGCGAATAGTCGAGGCGTGAGCCGGTGAAGTAATTGACGCCGACACGGTCGGTGTCCAACTCCAGCTTCGCGTGAACTGCCGCGACGCTACTGTGGACGACGCCCATACCCATCGCCTCAAGGTCGATCTCGCTCCAACCATAGAGCGGATCGCTGCCAGCGGCGGGGAATGCCGTTCCCGGCGTCTGGATACAGAACGGCGTCAGGAGCGGCGGGTTCCAATGACCGACTGTGCGGATCATCTCGAAAGACGGCTGACCTAAATCGGCAAGAGAAAGCTGCGGGCCAACCACGGCGGTCGGAAGCGCAACGTAATAGACATCATGCTGCGCGCCCTCAAACAGCACCATGATGTCGAGGCGTGTAGCGTCGGGATGAACGTAGTGCGTCACCGACACAAACTCGTAGCCGCGCGTGACGGGGTGCGAATAGCCGTGACCGTAGATCGGTGCGCTGTCGCTGCTTGTGTTAAGATAATCGCGAACGCCAATCTTGGCCGTCCCCGTGCCGCGCTTCTCCTTCTGATAAATCAGCACACCAAACGTGACGAAGCGACCGCGAAGCGTCTTCACCTTTTCTGGCGGGACGATGTGAAGGATGTATTCTTCCGATGCAGTCATCTTGTGAACGCCCATCGGGCGCGACGCGCCGGGGCAGGCGTTCTCGGCCCAATCGTCCGGCCAAGCGACTGTATCAACCGACTTTTTCCAACCATCAGCGCACTGACCTGTGCCGGGAACAGCGCCGGCGCTAAAAGCACGCGCGACGCCAGCCGTAGAGGTCTGTGGCGACACGCCTCCGAAATGACCAAGCGGGACGAACCACTGATTGTCCTGCACTTGCACGACACGGTTCGCGCACTCAAAATTAGACGCAGTCGCCCAACCTCTGCCGGGGTAGCCCCAAAAGCCGGGACCATTACCAATAAACACAAGATCGCCAGCACGCAGGCCATATGTGTTGTTGGTGTATAGGCGCGGATTGTTGTTCACCGTGTCGAAGCCGGTGATCTGCATTTGAGGCAGTGTGCCCCCACCCTGCGGATTTATCTTCGTCATGTTGCCGCACGCGGCCCACACCTGCCACTGCGTGTTCGGCAGGAAATTCTCGACGCGGTGGCTTACCGGCGAATAAGTCATTAGATCACCCACCACGTTGCGCCGTCAGCCTGCACCGTGACGGACTGATACTGGACATGAATGTCGATGAAGACGCGACCATCGATCCGATAGGGGCTTGTGACGCCCACTACGTTCGCAGTTGCATCCGTCTTCTTGATGATGTGCCGCTGGCCGGCTGTCGGCGCCGGGAGCGTGACGACACAGCCGCCACTTGCGCCATTGCACAGCACCATCTCTTGATTAGCGGCGAGCGTCACATCGCCCGTCACCGAGATGGGCGGGAGTGTCACCGTGCCGGGCGTGTAAAGCAGCCCATCAGTGCCAAGGCGTGAAATGTTGCCCGCATCAGCCGACACAGCGGTCGGGCCTGCGGGGCCTTGAGGCCCCGTGATGCTCTGACCGGGGACGCCTTGTGGCCCAGCGGGGCCTTGAGGCCCTGTGATGCTCTGACCGGGGACGCCTTGTGGCCCAGCGGGGCCGGGGCTTCCCGGCTCGCCCTGCGGGCCGCGCGCCTGCTCCCACTGTGCAGGATTAAAGGCGCCCGGCGCGCTACCGTTGACCGAAAAGTAAAGCTGTCCGTCGTGCGCGACGATGTCGCCCGCACTATAGGCGGCGGTTTCTGAATAATATCGGACGGCGAGCAAATCTTGCGTGTAAGTGGCGGCGTCGCTGACGCTCAACTGCTTATCCGCAAGATTTACATGCAGCACGCCGGGGGGCTGAACGCCTGCCGCTGGACGCACGCCAGTGACCGTCGATCTATTGGTCTGGACCCTATGTAGCGTCATTCGTTTCAGCCCCTTTGCGGCGTTTAGGCCGCCTCTTTTTCCTCAGTCGCCATTGCCTCGGCGGCGGCCTGCGAAAATGCCGCGTCTGCCTGCGATTTTACGAGCGATATAATCTCAGCAACCTCTAAATATGGGCGCTGCCCAAGGCTGTTGAGAACAACATTCCACGCATTCACCGGCAGTTCGACTTTCAGTTTCGGTTCCATTGCACTCTCCTTTTGAGTTATTTCACCAGCATCGTCGCTGATGAGTTCAGCTTCCCGTTCTCGTCGAACGTGAAGGTCGCTGTGGGAGGGTTTAGATTGCTCGCAAGCTGCGCCTCCAATCCGGCTTCAATTTCAGCAACGCGCTCATCGCCCATAGCGGTTTTCACCGCTGCAATGATGGTCGCCCCATCGACGCCAGCCTTCACAACTGTCTCGATAACCTGCGTCCCATAGACTGACGCAGCGTTCGGCACTTTATTGCCGAAAATATCCACGACTGTGTTGCCGTCCTCGGCGTTTACGCGCCAATGAGCAACCGCCTTGCTGGTGTCGATCTTATCGACCACAACCTGCTCAATATTCCATGTTGAGGTCATTAGTTTGCTCCTTTGAGTGCTTGAATTTCAGCGTTGAGACTGTGGATCGCGTTGACAAGAGCGGGGATCATCTCGGTCACGTTCAAAGTCAGATATTTCACGCCGTCTTTGTCCGCGCTCATGCGCTCGCCAACCAACTCCGGCATGATTTTCTTGACGGCGCCGGCGAGGAAGCCGAGGCGTTTATGCTCCAAAGGCGCGTCAATCAGGTCGTATGAGACCGGCGAAAGTTCGAGAATTTCTTTCAAGCCATAGTGCAGAGGAGCGATATTCTTCTTAAGGCGCTCGTCTGAAACACCAGCAATACCTCCAGATGTAGAGTGAACCATGCCGGTGTAATCGACATAAAAAACAAGATTACTCGCCGCATCGAGGGCTAGGAATGAGTTATTCCCACTGCCCTGCACCTGCGAAACAAAACCATTAAAGCCTGTGGACGCAAACAAACTCATCTTGCCGCCGGCGAGTTTTTGCGTCGTGCCCAGCTTGAAACACATATCATTGTCGAAAACGGCGAGTTCTGTCTCCACACCACCCGAAGGCATTTTTATGTGGGTGCCGTTGCCGAGGATCGCGAGCGGGTATGCTGCGGCATGACCATCGGTCAAACTATCGACGCGGTTCTGACCGTTCAACTCACGCAACAAGATACGGGAGACGTTCGGCATGCCAATATTGGCGATGCCGTTCACCTCGATGTTGCCGTTGAGGTAGCTTAGACCCTCAACGTGGAGGGGAGCGATCGGAGCATTATTGCCAATGCCTAGACGACCTGCAGCGGAGAACCTGAATTTCTCAGAGCCGCCAGTATACATGGCAAACGATTTTTCGCACATCAGCACGCCGGCGTCGGGGCGGGCGGTGATGTGCATGGTCTGGTTAATGCCATCCGAAAACTTGGCGATATAGTTATGGCCGCCGATGGCGTTGTAATTCACAACGCTAAGAGGGACGACATAGTCACCAGAGCCGATGGCGATGCCCGTGCTGGTCACTTTGGCGCGCATCACGCCATCTTGCAGGAAGCCTAGTTCCTTGCCGGCCTGCAAAGACCCAAATTCGACGCGCGCTTTGTCAGCCGACAGACGAAGACCGGCAGCGCCGTCAGATGGGAGGGACCATGCTTGCGCCCAAGGCTTCGCAATATTGTGGTTGACCACAAAGAGAAGACTGTCGTGGTTTGGGAGGCTTTCACCAACGCCAACGCTACCAGACGGCGTGACGTGGATGCGTCGCGCGTCATTGGCGACGATGTAAAAATCATGGTTGCTGCGAGAGCCGACAGCGATGTTGCCCGGCGACGCTATAAATTCCCCAACCTGAGAGCCGCTTTCCACTAGAAGGTGCGCAACATTGCCGTTCAGAATGTGCATGCCGGCGCCACCAAAATTGGCGGGGGCAGACGTGCCTAGACCAAAATTACCTTCGCGCGTCAGGCGCGCTGTTTCTGCATCATTAACGCCGGTGTGATAGCTGATATACGACGCGCTGATGCCTAGAGGAACGGCGCCCGTGATCGGCCAATTATAGCTGTTGATGAAATTAATGCCGTTCAAATTGCGGAGATAGAGGGCGTTCGGCTTATTGTTGCCGATAATTAACTCTTCACCCACATACTGCATTTTTGATGTGTAGGATGTGCCTTCCACCTCTAACTCAGCGCCCGCAGAATGGCGCCCGACACCAAGCCGATTGTTCGTATCATCCCAAAACAGTTTTGCGTTGTCCTGCGTCGGCAAGCCATCAGCGCCGGCGAACAACACAGAACCGGGGGTATATGTCGGAGGCGTGTAGGTCGATCCACCACCACCGCCCACCGTCAAATCAAGCGGATTGCCGGACGGATCAATGACGCCCAGCATCTTGTCAGGCCAATTCACATACAGGACGCCGGGAAGATGAGAGCCAGCGGCGGGACGCGCGCCGGGGACATTGCTTCTCAGAATTTGAACCTGTGTGACAGCCATCTCAATCGCTCCTATCTAGGGCGCAAATCAATGTGAGGGGCGCATGGCCCCTCACACTATCATTTTTAGAAAACGCCGCCGTCGATCGGGCCGCGCAGGGCGACATCGAGTTCGTCAATCGCAGCCTGAACATTGTTCGAGACCGCGTAGACGTTCGTGCCGGGCGTATATTCGACGTTCGCAGCAACGACAGCCTGCAGGCCGTAGTTCAGCGTGACCATCTTGGTGCCGTCAGAGGCGACCCAATCCTGCTTCGCAGCCGGTTTGGTGTTGCCCGTGCCGACTTCCGAACCGGCGACCGTGACAATCCAGACATAGTTCTTCGTCAGGGCCGGATCGACATCGGCAATGTTCGCCGGGACGTTCGGAACGCCAGACGCGGCAGTGATGTCACCCGTCGAAGCGTCCAAGGTGCCGGCGTAGATCATCACGCCCGTAAGAGCGGCAATCTCAACCCTCAACTCGTTGATGGCCGGCACAACCGTCTTCGCGGTCGTCGTCAGCGTGGACAGGCCAGCGCCGAGAACGTCCGTCTTCAGGACGGCGGTATCGACAAAGGCGTCAGCAGTGCCGGCATCAACGTCAGCCGTGACGGCCTTGTTGACGGCGAGAACGCCAGCATTGTCCTTGATCGTGATGCCGTCGGCGATGCCAGCAGTATTGACCGACAGGATGCCGTCGCCGTCATCGACGATGGTCGTGCCGTCACCCGTGACAGACGAAGCCGCCGCGCCGAAGAACAGGTTGCCCGCGCCGTCGGTGATGATAACATCACCAGCCGCACCACCCTTGACGTTAAGGTCAGCAACCTCAATCGCGAGCTTTGCACCAGCAGCGAAGGTCTTGGCGCCGGAGGCAATCGTCTGGTTGCCCGTCAGTTCGAGCTGGCGAGCCGGGCCAACGAGGACATGGTTCGCCGCGCCGTCGCTGACAACGAGGGCATTCGGGCCATTACCCGTAAAACCACCCTTCGCCCACGCGAGTTCACCCGCGAGAAGCGTCGGTTCGGCAACGGGCGTATTGCCAACATTGCGTTTAATCTGGATTACAGTTGACATCTTTCACTCCTGCTTAAAACTCACCGGCGGAAATCGTTCCACCCCACATGACGACGCCCGCCGGGTCCACCGTAAGCGCATCATTCGTTCCGAGAGGCGGCTCTGGTAGACCACCACCCAAACTCCCAAGAGAAACCATCACGAAACCGCCCGTTCCATCGGTCGCGATCGTCATGTTCGCTTGTTTGCTATTTTCAGCACGCAACTGCGTGATCGTTTCGAGGGAGAGAACCTCATCCCCTCGCACGATGATGTCGTAAGCGCGCTCCAAAGCCCTGCTCATCACGGCCTCACTGTTACGTTGAAGGAAATTGTTTGCAGCGTCTTACCGGGAATGCCCGACATATCCCGCAACGAGCAGGCGAAAGACGAGTAACCCGATAGACCAAAGCGCCGGCTAAAGTTGCGCCCGACATAACCGTCGAGCCCAGTGATCGTCGTGCATTCGAAGAAATACCCTTCGTTCACGTCGCCGGTCGGCCATCCATCGAGGGCCGTAAAGTCAGCCGAATAGTCCGGCGTCTGCGTCACTTGCACGTCGTAGAGATACGGGGGCGCAGCATCAGGCCAAACCTGCTTCCACACGCCGTTCTCTAGGACGCTGATCTTCGTCGGCGTCTTCCACGTCGTCCCGACAAGCACGCCTTTTGGGCTTGCGTTTTTCCATGTATTGGCGTTGAGGATTTTCATTGTCATGTCAACACCTCCGCGAGCGGCTTGCCCTTGTAGATGCGCTGGAAGATGCGATGGGCCGGAATGCCCAACTCTGCCGCCCACTCGGTCACGTTCTTCGTCTTTCCGTTGAACGTCAGGAGGCGGTTGCTGCGGCGGTTATTGCACTGCGCCTTGTGCGTCACCCACGCACAATTCTCAGGTGAATAGTCGCCGTTCACGTCGATGCGTTCGAGCGTGTGGCCTTCGGGACGCGGCCCCATGTCAGCATAGAAATTCAGAAAATCTGCGAGCCAGCGGTCGCAGACTTTAATGCCGCGACCACCGTAATGGTCGAAGTCGTGGCGGCGGGAAGCGGAGCAACGCTTCTTCATGTTGCGCCAAGCCTCATGCTCTGGCGTGCCGGTCATGCCGTGTGTGGTGAGGCTGCATGCCATCAAGCGTATTCCACCCACAACGTGCCAGCCGACAGACCCGTTGTCGCCGGAGCCGCACCGCCAGCCGCCTGCGCAATCACACGGCCATCCACATAATCGCGCCGCACTGCTTCACCCGCAGCGGGAGCGGTGTTAGGCAACTCAATCGCACCAGAGGCTGCAATCTTCGTCGCCGCAGAACCGCGAGACAGCGTCGCGCCGCTCACGCCGAACTGGACGCCTACGCCCGTCGCGGGCGTAATCAGCGGCACGAAGTTGGTGACGTTCGCTCCCGTGAAGGTGACGATGT